TGCAGGTGTTGATTATATTAAACAAGAAACCACAGATAATATTTATCTAAATGAAATGAATACCGCTTGTGGTATGTATGGTTCTTATAATGAACAAACAGCGTCATTTAATCTGATTGCAGATTATGCAAATGAAAAAGGTTGTACAACTGCATATATTTATGGTCAAGATGATGTTGTAAAACAAAATCCTTCATCATTTCAAGAACCAATAATTAGTGCAAGTTTCGCTAGACATAATATTTCAGTAAATTTTGAGTATAATGACAATACATCACACACTTATTTCTCACAAAGAGGACAAAATCAATATACAGGAAGTTTTCATTTGTGGATGCAAACACCTTGGTTTAGTGATGATAATTTATTAGAAATAGTTAGTGGTTCGTTTAATAAAACACCATTTAGAACTATACTTTCAAGTTCACCAGTAAGTTCAAGTTTAATTCCAATATTTGATACAGGTTCTTTTTCAGACTCAAATGCATATCACCCAGATTTTGTGATTAAAAATCCGGATAATGACGGAACTTCTTATGATAATAGTATATTGTTTCACAAGTATATCGCAGAAAATCCTACTTATCAAAATGCAGTCAGTAGTGGTTCGTTGATTGAAACTTACATTGTTCCGAGTGGTTCTACCGTAGGAACACAAGGATATTTAAAATCACCGAAGTATGAATATTTAATGACACCAGACAGGCAAATACTAATTAAGAAAAAAGATAAGTTAGATGTTTCAATGGCACCTAAGTTTGTATTGAGTGGAGACAGGTATCATATGCAGAACGCATTATTATATTCAACACCGAGTGGTAGTAATATTAGAATGTTTGATGACTCTCAAAAACAAGTTCAAGATGTCCAAGTAGGTGATGTTGTAAAATCTTATCTACCAGTTGGTATGCCGGATGAATTTTTCTTTGAGGATTGGTTAAGTTATTCCACGACAGATTTGAGTGGTTCAACAGCATCAGGTTCAGTTGTTGTAAGAACTTACCAAGAAGACTATTACGGATACTACTTACTTAATGGTAGTATAAAAGTTCCGGTTATGAAACAATCTATGATGAAAGGTGCGAGATACTTTGTAAAACAAAGTGATACTTGGAGTTGGGTAAAACCTACGAATATTTCAGTTGGAGATTATCTTTTTGACAAAGACGGAAATGAGGTTGAGATTACATCAAAAACAGAAGTCGCACAAGAAGAAACATTTTATTCATTAGATGTAGAGGATATAGATACATACTTTACATCAGATATATTGGTTCATAATATTCCACCAGGTAAATGTTTTACAGGCGATACAATGATTACATTATCAGACGGAACTTATCACAAAATTAAACACATTGAATTAGGTTCAAAAATAAAAACCTATGATGTAGAAAGTGGTAAATTACAAGACTCAATAGTTTTAGAGGTTGTAAAAATTCTACACGATAATTTAGTAAAATATAAGTTTGATGATAATACAGAAATTATGGCTACAGATGACCACCCGTTTTATGTTGGTGAAAATTATAGAACATTAGAAGTCGGTGATGAAGTTTTAAATGATGAGTTAAACAAAATTAAAGTAGTTAGTGTTGAAAAAATTGACGGACTTATAGAAACATACAACATTAACAAAACAAATAACGGCAAGAATTACTTTGCGAATAGGGTTTTAGTATCAGATGAGTCAGAAACAGAATAACGACTTTTTATATTCAGTTCAAATTCCAAACTTTTTATCATCAGAAAAATGTGATGAATTATTAAAAGACATAATGGAATCAGAACAAGATGTGATTGGTTGTGTTGGAGATGAACAAGGAAAAAATGCAGTCATACCAGAAATTAGAAAAACTAATGAGTGGTATTTATGTGAACAAGAAGAAAACCAATTCAGACCAACAAAACCAAACAAAGATTGGAAATGGTTACAGGACAAAATGTTTCAAATGGCCAATATTGTAAATGATAAAGTATTTCATTTTGATATTGATGGGTGTGATAATGAATTAAAATTAATAGAATACACAAAGGGTGGTTTCTATGGTTGGCACACAGACTTTAATGCAGGAACTTGTTCAGTAAGAAAATTAGTAGGGATAATCCAATTAACAGACCCGAGTGAATATGAGGGTGGAGATGTTCAATTTGGTATCCAAGACAAAGACACAAAAGAGTGGTATTCAATGAACAAATTAAAAGGTTCATTAACTTTCTTTCCGGCATTTCTATGTCATAATGTTGTTCCAGTCAGCAAAGGTAAACGATATGTAATTCAAGAATTATTTATCGGAGACCACTTCAAATAGGATAAAAATGTATAAACCAATAGATATGGATAGTTTGAAATTAAACAATAATTTCAAATGGGTAATAACAAAAGATGACTTCTTTACGAAAGACGAGTGCGATTATATCATTAACAAAGTAAATAAAAATTCTGAAAGAAAGAAAACTAAATATTACGAAAAAGAAGATAGCATTTGTTTATTAAACATTAACAAAAACAACGAACAAAAATACTTAGATAAATTTTGGGAAGTAATATCAGTAGCAAATCAAGTCCATTACAAATATGATATCAAAGGTATTTATAGAAATAGAATACAATGTCATAGATATGATGTAGGAGATTGGTATAATCCACACTCAGATTTTTATCCAATAGACCAATTCAGTTCATTAAAATTAACTTGTATCGTATCATTAAATGATGATTATGAGGGTGGAGAGTTTAAGTTGTTTGACGGAAAAACCATAGAACAAAAACCAGGTAGATTAATTATTCACCCGGCATTTGCAGGACATCAAATCACCGAGATAACAAAAGGTAAAAGATACTCTTGTGTTTGTTGGGCAGTTGGAGATACTTTCGTATGATACAAAATGATAACTTTAAATTCGTAGTTCATAGAGAGAACTTTTTATCAGTTAGTCAATGTCAGAAACTAATGAGATACTTAGAAACAGGCGAACCAACTGAATCTGAACTTGCAGGTAATTATGATGAGAATATATTGAACAAAGAGGTTCGTGATAATAAAGAGGTAGTGATTAATAACAAACAATTAAAAGACAAACTACAAATGGTATTTGAATTGTCTAATCAATCTATTTGGAAATACAATATACAAGAAATGGAAAAAGTAAAAATACTCAGATATGAAAATGGTGGTAAATACAAATGGCATACGGATTGTGGTTCAAAAGAAACTTCATTAAGAAAACTAACTGCCATTGTTCAGTTATCAGACGAAACAAAATATGAGGGTGGAAACTTAGAGTTTGGTATCACGGATAAATCAGGTAAAAATAATTACACCGCACCAAGAACACGAGGAAGTATTACGATTTTTCCAGCGTTCTTATCACATAGAGTTACACCAATCACAAAAGGAAAACGATATTCATTGATAACTTGGATGTTAGGAGATTGTTTTGTATGAGAATAGCACTATGTATATGTCCACAATGGTCGGTTCAAACACCTTCTTTTGCAATCGGTAGTTTAAAATCACACATCAATAATAAAGATGTCGTTGTAGAGCAAATAGATTTGAATATCTTATCGTCAATCTATACGAAAGAAAAGAACATAGAAAAGTTTTGGGATTGGGGTAATGACACACCTTGGAATTCAGAAACAAACTTTCAAACAGAAATACTACCTTATTTTAAAGATTTGTGGCACGAGTATATTGAAATTCTTTCAACATATGATATTGTCGCATTCACTACCTACACATCAAACATTATCACAACAGACTATATTGCCAGATATGTGAAACAAATAAATCCAAAGATACAGATTTGGTATGGTGGCCCTTACTCTTGGTATTCGGAGTGTGGTGGATTAGTTGAGAAAGATAATTATAGAGAGTTTGTTGATATCGCTTGTGGTTCTAATGACGGAGAAAGAATTATATCTGATTTAGTAAATAAATACATAGAGGACGGACACTATGAAAACATTAGAGGTATTTATCGTTGGGATAAGATATCACCAAGTTTTCCTACGGTATTGAAAAAAGGTCGTAGTGGTAGAACACCGGTATTTAATGGTGGATTATTACCACAAAATTTAAACGAGTTAGAAACACCAAGTTGGGACAAAAGTGTGATTGATGATTACAGAAAGTTGGCAGAACTATTTGACTTGGAAGTTACACTACCAATGCAAACTTCAAGAGGTTGTACTTTTAAATGTACATTTTGTAGTGAAACAAGATTATATCGATATAAAAACAATGAAAAAATAGTTGACGAAATGAAAGGATTAGAAGAACAGACTGGCATTAATAACTTTTGGTTTACTGATTCATTAATTAATGGGTCAATGCCTAATTTTAAAAAATTTGTAGATAAGTTGCAAGAAGAAACAGATAATGGAAACATACCAAAAATGTATTGGGGTGGACATTTCAGAACACACAAGAAGTTGGACGGAGAATTGTTGACAAAAGCAGTTAATGTTGGATTAAATTATATGAATGTTGGAGTTGAGAACGGAGTAAATAAAATATTAGCACTAATGGAAAAAGGACAAACTTCTGATGATGTTAGTCATTTTCTAAAATCCGCCCACGAAAGTAATGTATTCTACAACGCAAATTGGATTCCAGGTTATCCAAAAGAAAACCATATGGACTTTATGTTACAATTAAAATTCTTGTATGACAATCACAAATACTTTACCAACAACGGATTATTAAATCTAATGCAATCAACAGATATTTTAGACCACACACCTTTAGATGTTTATAAAGATGAATTTGATGTATCGAAAGAAAAAACCATACTAAACTCTTGGACTTCAAATGATTATAAAAATACATTGATGATTAGACATTTGAGAGCTTTTTTGATTGAAACATTATTAAAAACTTTTAAATTTACAAAAGAGGGAGAGGATTTGATTGGAGATGATTTTTCATATGCCACACCAAAAGAAAAGGGTGGAAAACCACCATATTATAGGGCGAGAATTAGAGAAAATGCATTACAAGTTGATAAAATTAAAGTTGAGTTAAAAGAGGAAAAAGATAATAGTATATTTACAAATGAGTTTTTATTATCAACAGAACAAAACAATATGGTTGATACGATAGAAAATGAAATCATAAAAACAATCAAAGGTTTCGCTTGGGTGTTGGTAAATATTTCAAACAAATCAGATATTAATTTTATCATTAGAGATAATTTTAAAGGGTATAACTTAAAAGACTCAAACTTCAATTGTAATTTCTCACTTAAATCTAATGGAGATGATTTTGAACTTGATGTTGAGTATGGATTTAAAATTGGTAAGACTGATAAACGATTATTTGATGACACAGATAAATTAGATTTTGTAGCAAGAAACACAATCAACATCAAAGATAATGTTAGTAAATACAAATACTCTAATGAGGTTGATGAACTTTATCAAGATAGTATAGATTATAAAAAGCACAAAGTTTCATTTCCAAGAACAGAAATGACAAATCAATATTAAAAAAAATACATTTTACAAAAGGAGTTTACTATTTATTAGTATCTAAGGTTATTCACAATGAAAACAAAATCACTATTTGACCACATAAAAGAAATTACAAATAATCAAAACCCAAATTATTGGGACGACATTTCTGATGCCGATAAAAAAACTTGGTCAAACTATATGGTTCACAGATTTTTATCAATGAAGCCAGAGTGGATTGAAGTTGTAAATGAAATCCAAAGATATTGGGAATTAGAACCTAAATCAGTATATCAATTCTACACCAATGTAATTCCCAAAGGTAGAACATTTCTAAGATACACAAAATCTAAGAAGAAATCAAAGATTGAGGGGTGGGCTATGGACATTTTATGTGAGTATTTTGAAGATAGTTCGGAAAATGTTGAAAAAACACTTGACATTATGGGTAAAGATGTTGTATATTCTATTGTATCAAAGTATGGTGTAGACGAAAAACAACTAAAAAAAATATGGAGTAAGTAATGATTAAGGACGCACCTACAAAGAAAGAAATGGAAATGGTGGACACACAAGATGTCGTAAAATATATGGAAAGAACTTATCCTGAAATGACAGGTGAGTTTCTAAAAATACAATCAGAACAATATGAATTGTTTTGTAGAAAACAATATGATTATGGTCCACAGAATATAGCAGTCGGAACAATTCTGAAAACACCAGAGGATATCAAGTTATCATTATTAGGTTTATGGTTCAGAATGAACGACAAGATAGAAAGAATGAAAACATTATTATTGAGAAACGGAGAAAATTCAGTTGAGGGAGAACCCGTAACTGATAGTTTTTCAGATGTATCAAATTATGGAGTTATGGCACAAGTCGTAGCAAGAGGTAAATGGGCAAAATAAGTTATAGTCAGTTCGCAATGTGGGACAAATGTCCTTACACTTGGAAGTTAAATTATGTGGATAAAGCAGAAACTTTCAAAGGTAATATCTACACATTGTTCGGT